AGTTATGGTGCTGGTTAACGGACTTGAACCGCTACCCATTCGCTTACAAGGCGACTGCTCTACCATTGGAGCTAAACCAGCATATTTGGCGGGACAGCGTGGACTCGAACCACGATAAGAAGGTTAACAGCCTTCCGTGATTACCTTTATACGACTGACCCAAATAAAAAATCCCGAAACCGTTGTGCAGGCTCTAACTATTACCTGCGAACTGTTTCGGGATTGCATTTTGCAGACCTCTCAGCCTGCGATGGTTGGAGTTCCAGACGATACGTCGAAGTGACCAACTAGGCGGAATCGGTAGTAAGCGCCGCCTCTTTTTATCTCACTACCACAACGAGCGAATTAACCCATCGTTGGGTCAAATTTACCCAACTTTATTCAAAAAGTCAATATCATGCCGTTAATATGTTGCCATCCGTGGCAATCATGCTGCTAACGTGTGACCGCATTCAAAATGTTGTCTGCGATTGACTCTTCTTTGTGGCATTGCACCACCAGAGCGTCATACAGCGGCTTAACAGTGCGTGACCAGGTGGGTTGGGTAAGGTTTGGGATTAGCATCGTCACAGCGCGATATGCTGCGCTTGCTGGCATCCTTGAATAGCCGACGCCTTTGCATCTTCCGCACTCTTTCTCGACAACTCTCCCCCACTGCTCTGTTTTGGCTATATCAACCGCACGACCTGTACCGTGGCAATCTCTGCATCTTGCCCCCGGCGTCGCGGCACTACGGCAATAATCCGCATAAGCGAATGTTGCGAGAACTTGCAGTACCTTTGCCTTAGTATTTCCTTCAAGCTTTGCCACACCACGGTATTTCCCCGATACCTTGTGTGCAAATTGCATCAGATAGTTGATAGCCTTTTGTTTGTCGTTCTGGCTGAGTTCATGCTTACCGCAGAATGCAGCCATTCCGAATCCGGCTTGTGATTGCGCCATCCCCATAGCAGCCATCACATCAGTACCGGAAAGAGAGTCAGAAGCCGTAGCCCGTGGTGAGTCGCTCATCATCGGGCTTTTTGGCGAATGAAATTTAGCTACGCTTTCGAGTCTCATGGCCTTCCCCTTTTGCCCTGTTTGACCATCAGGACGCCGTTAACTATTACGTGACGCTCGCCTTTGCTGTCTCGGTTGTACTTGAGCACTGTTCCTCTTGCGCAGGAAAGCATCCTCGCCACTTCGGTCTGATTGCCTCGTGTCTGGATAAGAAGCTCTGGTATCGTTTGAATTGTGGCGTTCATGCGTTCTCCAGTTCGGTGATTTTTATTCCAAGCCTTCCGCCTGGTACTTTCACACCACGAATTACGCGAATGTCATCGAATTGCTCGTCGTCTTCCGCAAATCCGGCGTGGATAAGTGAGTCGAGTAAACCTTTCAGGATGTTATCGAGGTCGCGGCGGCGGGAGTCTGGAACGTCTGCGATGACTTTGATGCGGAGTCGTGATTTGGTGAAAATGTCTAACTTGAGTTGGCGGATTATTTGCTGAACGTCTTTTCGGTATTTCTGGCCTTTATCGCTGATGTAGTATTGGCTTCCCCGTCTTCGCCAGTAGGTGTTCAGCGACGGTGGGTACGGAAGTGTGAATCTGTATTCTGCCATTTATCCTCTCCCATGATTATGGTGATACCCCAATCGTGATTCCGCCAATTTTCTGGCATTAACGGCTAGAGATATGTCATCGTATAATCCAAGAAATATCTTTTTATTATCACTGTTTATATATGCGCCCCACTTTTTATTCTTCTTATAGTAGGCAACACCCATTACTCCAGAGCGATTATTAATAGGCTTTTTTCTGTTCCTTGAGTTCTGTTTATCATCTACAACGCGCAAATTGCATATTCTGTTATCGCTTTTAATTCCATTTATGTGGTCAATTTCCCCATCAGGTTCGCTTCCATAAAATGATATCCATGCGATTCTATGAGCTCGACAAACTTTTTTATTTACAGATATACGAACGTATCCTTTTTCATCTATAGAACCAGCAATCTTACCGGCATATGTTGAATTCCAGCACTCTCTTACACTTTCTCTTCTTTTGTATATAAACAAACCTGTTTCGCTATTATATTCATACAATTCATTGATTTCTTTTTGTGTTGGATATCTTTTACCGTTCATGACTTAATCTTCCCCTCCTTCAGCAGTATCGCCTGCGTCCTGATCACGCCTTCGAGGTGGTAAAGTCTGGCGTCTTTGTTGTCGAGATTATGGGTGCGTCGGTCGATCTCCGCGTGGCAGTCACTACAAGCCCATGCGCCGATCAGGTCGTCAGGCTTCATCCCCGTTCCACAAATTCCAGCCATCCGGTAATGTGCCAGAACTGTAGTTTCAGGATTACCATTGCATACGCCGTAAATACGTACCTGGCATTCTCTGCCGCGTGCTTCTTTGCGTAGATTAGCCATTAAGCAGCCTCCCCTGTTACTTTCAGCATTCCGTTATCGAGCAGCTTTCTGGTCAGCCACTGTTGACCACGCCCGGTGATTTTTGTGGTGAACGATATCTGTATTCCGTGATTTGTGTTGACCGCTGTTTCTTTCACTGTGAAATAGCCGCGATCCATATATTCCTGCATTGGCACATTGCGCCGGGAACCTGAAGCAATAAGGATTTTGTGATCGCGCATCCACGCAAACAGTTTGTTTTGACCAATTCCAACAACCTTTGCAAAGTTTCCAATCAAAATTCCGCTGGCCTCGCCAACTCGATCGGCAAACTCAACTTTAGGTGCGGCAATTGCGAGCTGGTTTTCCAGTTGCATTTTCTGCTCAGCAAGATCAGCAGCAAGGCGCAACGCTTCCGGTAGCGTTTTGGGGATATTAACCGCAGCTTCTTCAAGCTCTCGCCAGCGGTCAACAAGGCGAGCGGTGAACTCTGGCGACAACTGGGCGACGACAATAATGCTGTCTCGCTTTCCTTGTTCGCCCTCGAAGACGTAGAAATCACGCTTCCCGGTAATAACACCTAAATCATTGATTATGTTAGTGTGCTGCAATGCAGGAGGCTTGATAACGCCACGTTTCACCAATCTATCTATGGATACTTTTACATTGCTATGGCGGCTTTCTACCAACTCAGCGATTTCAATGCTTGTCATTTTGATGGCATTGCCATTTATTAACTCATTCATCGTCTTCTTCCTCGTACATTGAGCTATTCGGATCGCTCATCAGCTCTGCGCAGCAATCGGAGCACACGTGAACTTCCAGAAAATGCAGCTTTTGACCGCAGTTAGCGCACGTTAAAGCCCGCTCGACGCTTTGTTGTTCGTAACTTCGATTTGGGTCAATCACCTTGTTTTCCTCGCACGTTCTCTTAGCCACCGGATATCCCACAGGTGAGCCGTGTAGTTGAAGGTTTTTACGTCAGATTCTTTTGGGATTGGCTTGCGTTTATTTCTGGATCGTTTCGTTGGAAGGTATTTGCAGTTTTCGCAGATGATATCGATGAAACTTCGTCGCTGTCGTCTCATTCGTACCTCCTGTCGGTAAATCTGACACCCTGACCAATAGCCCAGGCTGTTGTGTACTCGATCAGACTTGCCATGCGCTTCACGCTCATCTGCGCGCTGCTTTCGCGAATGTTGACGTATTCGCCTTCAAGGCCTGGCAAAACATCAGCTTCCTGCTTTGTTGCCACTGCATGACCGCTGATCAACAAAACCTTCCATTGTTCCGGTTTTAACCATTTGCCGCACCATTGAACCTGACGTGCGATATCCGCCAGCATCGCGTGAAATTTTGCGTTCTGGTCAAGGTTGCGCTTGTAGTCAGTAATGCGGATGGTGACTGGCTTGTCTTTATCGAGTGGTGTTGCGAGGATGGCATTTATTGCGGCTTGCTGTTGTTGCTTAGTTCGGAGGAAGATTGTTTGCTTCACTGAATACTCCTTTATTTTTTATGCCTGTAACCCCATTCTTCCAGCAACCTTGCGGCGTACCACCCAAGAAACAAAGGAAAGAACATTACAATGAGATATTCCCCGCCACGGTCAATGTTCGAAATTGACCAGATTACGATGTAACCAGTGCAGAACAGGAATATTACAAACCCCAAAAAGCTACTTCGTCGACTCATGCTCACTCCTTCACTTTGATTCCAGCAGCGCGGATGTTTTCCTCATAAGCATCCATTGCATCACCGAAGCCATTGGAATAATCAACAGTAAACCCTTTGGCTAATGCTTCTCTGCTGTCGATAAACTTTGGCGCGGTTATTTCAATAGCTGATCGCGATGCCTGCCACGTTTGCCAGTGGCCTTGAACATCGTCCATCACGTATTGACCACCAATATTACCACTGCCAATTTCATGGTGATTTTCAGGGTAACGGATAAGGTCTGAGGATTCGCCTCCACGTCGCAACCAACTTTCTTCAAACTGCTTTCTTGATTCGTCCATCGATACTTACCCTCAGTTCAACTCACAAAACGCCACGCCATTTTTGCTACAGCGACAGGCATAACACCGATAATCACCCAGACAAATGCAGCGCCAAACAACGTATACCATGGGTCTTTACCGTCATTCACAAGACGAATGTAGCTATGCAGAACAATAAATAACGTCAGAAGAATCCATCCAACGCCAACGCATTTGAATGCGACGAGCATAAACTCAGCCACGATTTACTCTCCCCCAAATAAAAAGGCCTGCGATTACCAGCAGGCCTGTTATTAGCTCAGTGATGTAGATGGTCATCAGAATCCTCCTTTCTTCTTGGACTGCGGTTCCTCGCGTTCACGGCGGCGCATTTCAGCAGACTGTTGGTCTGTGTCATAAATAGCGCCATTTGCCTGAATGCAATACACCGTGCCGGTATTGCCATGACGATTGAGACGAAGGATTAGTTCGGTTTCACCAGGTGGAACACTGTCATCAAAAGCACCTTCACGATGGATCCCCACCCAATAATCGCAATCCTGTTCAATCTGCCCTGTATCTCTGGAGTCACTTGGTAATGGGCGTTTATTGGTTCGGCTTTCCAGTGCGCGGTTAAGCTGTGTCAGAAGCACAACAACGCAATCAAGCTCTTTGGCAAGGTTCTTCAGTCCTTTGGTGATCATGCCGTAAGCAAGGTCGTTGCGATCGGCCTTTTCAGCGGTCATTAGTGTCAGGTAATCGACCAGAATCATGCCAACACATCCTTTTTCTCGCTTGATTCGACGGCTTTCGCTGACGATTTGAGCCAGAGATAATCCCGGCGTGTCGTCGATGTAAAGCAGGTCGATTTCACTTAAGCGATTGGCTGTTTCGATCGCCCTGTTGAAGTCACCATCGTAATCACCCTGATAGCCGTCATCAGCGTCATTTGTCGCCGGAAGGTAAAAAATATTCGGGTTAACACCTGACTTCTGTCCCACCAGTTTTTCCAGTATCTGGTCACCAGGCATTTCAAGGCTGAACATCAGAGCGGGCTTTTTCTCATGCACTGCGCAGTTGATTGCCATCTGGCTGTATAGCGTCGTTTTCCCCATCTTAGGGCGGGCGCCAATGACAAACAGAGAGCCTTTCACCAGACCTTTCGGTGACAGCATCCTGTCCAGCGATGGGATCCCTGTGCTCATTCCTCGTTGCTCGCCTGACGGGTCAAATCGCTTCTCAAGGTCGCTAACCCAGTCTTCCATGACCTCACCAAATGAGCGAAGGCCGCGACGCGATCCGGTTTTTGCATGGTCTGTCAGTTGCGTGAAAATCGCCTGAATAGCTTCGTACTTCTGCGTTGCAGTCATTCCGTTGCGGGAATATAGCAATTCCGTCGCTTCAGTCATGCGGTTGATGGCGTAGCGTTCCATTGCGGTTTCGCGAACCTGCATTGCATAGGCAACGATGTTTGCGGAGCTTGGCGTGTTCTTTGCGATCTCAGCGATATAAGCAAAACCGCCAACAGACGCCGTTAACGATTTACGCTCCAGTTCATCGAAAAGCGTCAGGCCATCTACTGGCTTTTGCTCCCGGTGCATTCTGGTTATTTCTTCGAAAAGGATTTTGTGTGGTCGGCTGTAAAATGAATCAGGCTTCAGCATCGCCAGAACTTTCTGGACGCGCTCACTGCTGTCATCATCCAGAAGCAATCCACCAATCACCGCCTGCTCTGCCTCGATGCTATTTGGCGGCGAATAAAAATTATCGGTCATCGTGTTCACCCTCACGAACTTTCAGGTAGGTATTATCGTTAAGCAGGAAATCAAATCCCTTTTTGTGCCAGACGGTTCCGCGCTGATGGTTTGGGCGCTCTTCGAACATCCATCGGCAATTTTCGCCTACGTAGTTCAAATAATTTCTCCAGTCCTGCATCGTGAACCCATGCCCGTCAAGCTGGCGGGTTATCACTCCGGCTTTGCGCCAGAACGTTCGGATCTGGTTTTTACGCTTGTCATTCAGTGCGCGGATTTTTGGCGCTTCAGGAAGGATTTCGTGGTAAGCATCGACAACATCCTGACAGCTGACGGAAGGTTTTTTCTTGTCAGACTTTTTGTCTGCTGTGGCACTCTCTAATACGTCAGTATTAGAGATATTATTTATATTATTGTTTATGGACAACCGTTGGACAACCGTTGGACAATCTCCGCTGAG